AAAAGCTCCATAAGAGATACCTCCACCCGCAAACATTGCAGCAACCGCATCATCAATAGCTAAAGATAAGTCAATTCCACACCACATAGTGTTTTCTTTAGCTCCTCTATTAGCATCTAATGTACGAATCATAGAATCAAAATCAGAAAGGTTAAATCCAGCTAACTGGTTATAAGTTTGTGAGTTACCACTTCTCATAAAGTCAATTAAACCTTCAGTACCATTAATACCACCAGAACCAATTGTACCAGTTAAAGCAGCATTCGTGTTAGTAGCAACTTGACCTAATAACATTTGCATTTCACAGTAGTTGTTAAATCTTTTGTAAGTATCACCTTCACCTTTTAAGTACCATAAGTATCCAGATTTTCCAGTTGCAGCGTCATTTACTTTAAACCATATTTTGTTAGTAGCCTCAGAACCAGTTACCTGGAAAGAGTCTTTCATAATCATAGTATAGTTTTCGTAGTGATTAGCAGTTGGAGTAATTCCATCTGGCTGACCCGTACCTTCAGCATGCTCATTACCAATTACAATTAATACATCAGTAGCAGCTAAAGCTGTCCATGAAGCATTTTTGTAAGGTACTAAAGTAGCTTGGTTATTAGCAGGTTTAGCAGTTACAAGAGCAATTTCTCCGTAAGAATTTTGTACAATATCTCCTATTCTAATAAAGAAGTTACCAGCAGTGGTACCATCAGAAGAAAAAGCAGGGTCTAAAGTAATAGTAGTACCACCAACAGCAATAGTTGGAGTACCAGTTTGTTTGAAGTTTTGGTGTAAATAATCATCTTCATAGTGCTCATATTTTCTTTGAGCAACAGGAGCCATAGCGCCAATAGAATCTAAGAATCCCATTAACGACTGCTCTCCGTATCTATTTACAAAGTCTTCAGCAACCTCTGGTTGGTGAATACTAAGTGTAGATACATAATTTTCGTTTGTAGCAACCTGAAAAGCACTAGGAATCCCAGGTGTAGTAGTATATGCCATTTTATTTTATTTTTAAAGCATTAATATTCTAGTTATTTTACATATTCTTTCTTAACTCAGCAGCAATCTGCTCAGCCATAGAAAGAGGTTTGTCGGAAGAATTTTTACTATCAGGAGTATAAGAAGGGTTTTTTATATCATCTATAATATCACCTTTTCCTTTTGATAATCCTTGAGCAAATGCACTTCTAACGATTGAATCTAAATTATTTAAAGCAGCCATATCGTTATTAAGTTTAGTAATATTCTCACTACCATCCTTATTTATATATCTGTTCCAAAATTCAGATAGATTCTTGTTTGATGATTTGACAGTATTAACAGCTTCTTCTGACAACGCATAAGAAAATTTCTCTCCTTTATCGTTAATATCAAAAGACACTTCTTTAAAGTCAGTTAAAGATTTATCTATTTTTTCAGCCCATAACCTAATATTTTCTTCAGATTGTTTTTTATTATTAACCTGTTCTCTATGTTGTTTTGGAACTGAAGAATCTTTTTGAAATGATTTAAGTTCTTTTTTAGCTTTCTTAGCATCACTTCTTAATTTTATCTTAGATAACTTTATTTCATCAGCGGTATATAAGTCCTCGTCTAACTTGTATTGACTATTTAAAAGTAAATCAACTTCATCTGGTTCTAAATCATTATTATTAAATTTTAATGCAGATTTAACCAAATTCAATTCATCCATTTCGTCATAATTCGCTGTCTGAGTCCTAAGATACTCTTCAACATCTCCACCTTTAGCAACATAATCGTTTAATTCTGCCATCTGTTCGTTAGCAAAACTTGAATTTGTTTCTTTAGATGAAAGTAAGGATTCAATCTCTTCATAAGTCTTGTATTTACCATTAGTCTTTTCGGCTAATAAATCTTCAAAACTTTTTTCGGAAACTTTTGTGTCCTCACTTGTTTCTTGAGTAGAATCTTCTTTCAAAGAACTTTCTTTTTGGGTTTCGTTGTTTTCAACCTCCTTAGATTCTTCTTCAGGAGAATTTTCTACAACTTCTTTTTCTACAACTTCTTTTTCTACAACTTCTGTTTCTTCTGCTAATTCAAAACCCATGTTTTTAGCAGCTAATTTTTCAAATCTTTCGTTTGACATTTTCTTAAATTTAAATTAATATTTACAAATATAATAAAAAAAAATTTATTATACAATTATTTCACCTTCGTTCTTACTAAATCTGAATCATCTTCAGCTAATCTAATATGTTCTGATTTAATTTCACCTCCCAATGCAATTATTTCTAGTTTTCTTTCATGCTCAGCTTTAGCGAAATCTTCTTTCATTTTATATTCAGCTTCTAGTTTTTGCATTTCCATTTGAGAATCCATTTGTTTTGATTGAGCGTCCGCTTGAGCTTTAGCTTGAATAGAAGCTTGTTGTTGTTCTGCGTTTGCTCTAGCGTTTTCTTGAGCTGCTTTAGCTGCTTCTTCGGCGTATTTTTTACGTCTTATCATTAGTAGTTGATTAGCTAATTTTATATTAGTAACATTTCTAATCATAATAGCGTCCTCTAATCTTAAAGCTCCTTGTTGTATAGACATTTGAATATTTTGTTCCAGCAAAGCTTTCTGTTCATCATCTGGAAGAGGTTCAATCATAATTCCATAATCAGCCATAGTGACATCCTTACCAACTTCAATAGCTTTCATATTAAACTCCCCTATAGCTTGAACATATCCTTTATAAGCTCCTTTGTATTTAACTAAATCAGAAACTCTTAAAGCTACACTTTTAGCTGTGTTTTGAGTTACAGATAGTAAAGCTTGATTAATCCATCTTGTAGCGTTATTAGAAGCAAGTAAAGCCATTTTCTGTACTCCCACTAAAGATTCTTTATCTGGTTGACTCGCGTCTCTAGCTTCGTTTATTCCTGTTACATCACGAAGCATTTGTAAATTATATTGATATATCGCTATCAACTCTTGAAGAGCTCCTCCTATACCCCCACCTAATTCTTGTATAGGCATAGATTGAATAGGACTACCATCATCTTGTTGTGTTCTGTAATAAAGATTACCTGTTTGTTGATATATATCTTGGACTTCAATAGGAGTGAATGTTCCTCCATCTCCCTTACCTACATTCTCTATAGCTCCCAATTCAATAGCTGAACCTTTTGGTTTTGCTTTTGACATTAGGTGTTGTATTTTTAAATGACATAATTGTATTTGGTCAGCAAAAGGAATCATTCTTTCCACAAGACTTTTATTATTCATATTTAATATATTAGGAGCATATATAGAATAAGGTAACATAGCTTTGGAAAGATTACTTTTAGGTCTTAATATATTAGTAGCTAATCCATAATCAAATATATAATCCGTTCCTACAATCCACTTTCCTTTATAAATATTTTCTACAGTAGTTTTTAATTGAGTTCTTTTTTGTTTTGAATTTTTAGGTTTTTTATAGTTTTTATTTTTTTTATTAATAGAATAACCTCCATACTTATTTTCTTTTTTTTCATAATGTAAGTCATCTACAGTTTTATATAGTCCATCTAAAACAGCTATTTTATAAGTGTCATATTCATGTATTTCATATTCATTATAATAATTACTACTCTTTCCTAGATTTTTAGGATTTCCATATTTACCAGCGTTATTTCTGGCGATTTCCATATACTCTTCTTCTGAAAACTCATCTCCAGCTAATCGTTTTAATTCATGTATAGTTAAATATATAACCTCTCCAGCATGTTGTATGTTTTTAAAATCTGGTCTTGAAGAATGAGATGTAATTAAATTATTAGGGTCTACATATCTAATAGTTAACTTTCCATCTTCTACGTCTGTTTTACTCGCTCCAATATTTAATACAACTAAATCTCTAGATATTCTTTTTTTAATTTCATCCCAATCATTTAAATAGAATGTTAACTCAATACCTTCTTCCATTGCGATTTCAGTCATTTGTTTATAATTCAAGCTCATATATAAATCTAACTCTTCTTTACTTTCTGGTAAATCTTCACTACCAGCATCAAATGGAAGTCCTGATAATCCAGCCACCTCAGCGTGAAATTCCTTTAATTCCATAGCTGTTAACTTTTTTAATTTATCTTCACTTCTTTTATCTTTAGAAACCTGGTCAATAGCTGTGCATTTTATTTTATAATCTTGATTTGTTAATCCTCCTACAATAACATCTACAAATTTTGGTATCACAGGAACAACTTCCCAGTTTAAATTAAGATAAGAAGTATCTCCATTAGCTCCTAACAAATCTTTATATTGTTCAATAGACTGCATACCCTCAGCGTACTCTCTATATCTTGTATATCTCTGATTACGAGACACATAAGAACCACTACCTATTTCTTCGTCAGCCCATTCTCTGTACATTCTTTTAAAGTATTGTACCCCATATTTTTTTTCTAATTTCTCTTCTCGTGAAACGAAAGGACTTGGGTAGCCGCTAAATGATGTTTTTCCCATTACTTAATTATTTTAGATATTTTTCCATTATTACTATACTTCCTAACAAAAGGTTGTGTTGTTTTTATTTCAACCTTTGGTTTTATATGTTTTTGAGCAGCTAGTAATGTGAATCCACTCGCCATACTAGCGTCATATTTTGTTCTATTGTTTACATCAAATTCTAACCAGTCTTTTAACAACTCGTAAAAAAACACTCTTCCTATTGCTCCTTCTTCGTTTATACCTACATAATCATAAACATAAGCTTGTATAGAATCTACAAGAGCATTAGCTACAGCTAGTCCAGTTGCTGGTATACCAACTTCAGTTTGTTTCTTACTAAATTTAGTATGTGTTGATTCTGGTCTAGCCATTAAATATCTTTCATACCCTCTTCTTTTAAAATATTGAATCAATCCTATTTTATTGTTTTCAACTAATATAGGACATCCATAAAATACACACTGCATTAACATATCCTCAAAAAATATTTCTGCTTTAGGGGGTCTATGTATATATTGAGACACAAACATATGAGAATTATCTTGTTCGTGAGCGTTAAACTTCCTAAAAATATAACTCGCAGCGTCTGACCTTCTACCATCTGTAGTTACATCATGGTCAAAAGGGTCACAGCCAGATACAAACTCTAATTCATTACCAGGATATTTATTTCCAAACTTTATAGTTTGAGAATTTGTCTTTTCTGAACTTGGTAATAAAACAACTGACCACTTACCTTTTTTATCTGGCCTCCAAACTACCTTAGTATCTTTAATTCCATTACTCCAAACAAAATTTCCTTTTGTAACCATCTTACCCCCAGAACCCTCTATGTAATCTATTTGCTGATATATTCTTTCTGAATCAAATAAACAATCATCTGTACTAACACGAAAAGCTTCTTCTGGAGTCCAAGGAAATTGTCTTTTATGTTCCGC